TCGATGATTTTGATTGGGGTGAGGGTTCTGATGAGCCGGTTGAGGCGCAGTGTGACCTCGAGAATCCTGAGTCGTGCGAGTCGTGCCAGTAGTAAATGTGCTGTTGCTGATCCTCACTTGTGTATTTGTGACTTGTGCGATTGTAGGGAGTAGTTGATGCCTGCGAAGAAGAAAGCTCAGAAGGGTTTGTACGCGAATATTCATGCGAAGCGGAAGCGGATTAAGGCCGGTTCTGGTGAGCGGATGCGGAAGCCTGGGTCGAAGGGTGCGCCTACGGATAAGGCGTTCAAGGATTCGGCCAAGACAGCGAAGAAGCGTCCGGTGAAGAAGGCTGCGAAGAAGAAGGCAGCGAAGAAGAGGAAGTGACATGGCGAAGAAACCTGATCCTCGTCTGAAGCGTGCTGGCGTTTCGGGCTACAACAAGCCGAAGCGCACTCCGAATCATCCGACGAAGAGCCATGTTGTTGTGGCGAAGTGTGCGGATGGTTCGATCAAGACGATTCGTTTTGGTCAGCAGGGCGTGAAGGGTGCTGGCAAGAACCCGAAGACGGCGAAGGAGAAGGCTCGTCGCAAGTCGTTTAAGGCTCGTCATGCGAAGAACATTGCGAAGGGCAAGTGTTCTGCTGCGTATTGGGCGAACAAGGTGAAGTGGTAATGGCTGCTCAATTCAACCGTACTGATTTGATGGATACTTCTCGGCTGCCGGGTGAGGCTGCGGCTGAGACGCAGGGTGAGGCGTCAAGGCGCGCTGGGGTGGTTTCTGAAACGCCTTCGCCTCGCCCTGCTCGCCCTCCGGTGGTTCGCCGGTCGGAGCGTCCGGATGAGCCGGTGCAGGCTGGGTTGCCGATTGGCCCGGGTCCGGGTCGTCGGGCTATGCCGTTGTCTCGGTCTGAAATGTTTATTGACGATTTGCAGGCGATTCTTCGCCGCACGAAGGACCCGCAGTTGGCGATTCTGTTGGGTCGAATTATGGAGCGCCGCTAGTGCCACCTGCTACCGAACGCTGGGCGGGCCGTCATTTGACGTTCCGTGACTCTGATCTTGAAATCCGGATGATTGAGGAGGCGCAGCAGCGTGTTGACGCTGCTAACGCCCGTATCGCTCATTATGACGATGCTGCTCTTGTGCAGTTGGCTCGGGATTTTGAGTTTTGGGGTATGGCGTATCCGACGATGGACCCGGTTGTTGCGTATGAGGCTGCAACGGCGGGCATTCCGTTTGATTCCGAGTTGGGTGTAGAGATTGCTCGTGAATCGACTGCTTTTGTGGAAGAGCAGCGTCAGGCGTCGTTGCCGTACATCGGGACGAAGGTGCTGACTGGTTCTGGCGAAGCCCAGTTTGCCGATAACGGCCAGTTCATCGGCTATTCGGAACTTGACGATACTGAGAACGACTTCATTGTTCGGTTTATTGCCGGTCAGGAGCAGGGACCTGACGGCGAGGTTTACAGGGCTGCGATTGAGAACGGCACGTTTAACGCTGCGGATTTGCTGAGGGATACCAATGCGTTGTATGCGCCGTACAACGAGTTGATTGCGAAGGTTAATCCTGACGCTCGTGGGTATGACCGGTTTGTTGAGAACGTCTATTTGATGCCCAACACGACTGTTGCGGAGTTAAACAACGAGTTTCGTGAGGGCGTACAGTTCAACAGTTCTATGGTCATGCACCGCGTCAGGGAGTTGCATGACGACAACGAGGATTGGCGTGGCGCCAACATTCGGTTGACGGAGGAAGAGCGCGAGTCGGTCGAAGCGATTGACGCTCGTATCCAAGCTGCCCGTGAGGAACGTGAGGATGAGGGCAGCGAGGGGTTTGGCATTGGCAAGTCCGTTTTGGACATGGTTGTCAAGCCGGTTACTCGCACAGTTGTTGCGGGGGCGATTAGTCCTGGGCAGTATTTCTTGAACCAGGCACGGTCGGCTATTACTCAGGCTCGTACTGGTTTGACAGCGATGCCGGGGCAGGCTGCTTTTGGCGACCCTTCGGGCGATTTTGTGCAGGACACGCCGACCATCGCTAATCCGAGTGGTTTGACTCCTGAGGCTGCGGCTGCGTTTAACGCTATTGGTGGTGCTGGTCTCACGGCGCTTGAGGGCGCTCGGTTTGGTTCGATGTTCTTGCCGGTTGGTCGCGCTGTAGGCGTTGGCCGTGGCGGGGCGATGGCGGTGCGTGGCGCTATTGCTGGCGTTCCGGAAGTGGTTGAGGCTACTGCTTTTAATACTCCGACTGGGCGGCAGCGCCAGTCTGCTGCGGCGACTGATCTTGGCGTGTTTCTTGACGATCCAGATTTGGCTGGTGACGGCTGGTTGCTGGGCAGCGACTTGATTGAGGAACGTAAGCGTCGGGAGGCGGAGTTTACGCCGACGTTTGCGAACGGTGACTATTTCACTTGGGGGCGTGCGGTTGCCCGTGGCGTGGGGCTTGATCTTGACACGAACCCGTACAACGCTTTGTCGGGCACGGTTGATGCGTTTGCGGCTTTCCGTGGCCCGGGCGAGATTGTTCCTGACGCTGCGGTGGAGTTTGGTTTGGGCGCTCGGGCGTTGCCGGGGGTCCGTCAAGTGCCTTTCATTGGCAGGAGCGATCCGCTGCTGAACGCTGGCGGCATCAGGATCGGTTCTCGCCCTGCGATTTTGCGTCCGTCTACTGAAGAGTGGTTGTCGTCGTGGCGAGGCAGGCTTGTTGCTCAGAAGTTTGCTGAGATCGACAACGTGTATGACGTTATGTCGGCGGCAAACAACAAGATGGATTTGTTTACGGCTAAGAATCTTGCTGCGGCGACGGACCCGAATCAGGTCATGGCTATTTTGCGGGCGTCGATGGGCATTGGCCTTCAGCAGACGCCTCGGCTTGCGGCTCGGGGTTCGTTGAAGGGTGTTTCTCGCCCGATGGATTGGAGCAACCCGGTTTCTCGGTTTGCGAGCCGGATGTTGTCCGATGTGCCCCAAACGGACCCTGTTTCTTTGGCGGATGGTACGGCCATCTACAAGTGGGCCGACGACTACATGAGGAACGCTTCGATTCCGACCAATACGCGCAAGGCGATGTTGAATCGGCTTGCGGACGTTCCGGTGCGCGCTCGCTTTGACGTAATGATGGACATTGAGAGTGTCATTGCGAAACGAACGCTAAACCGACTTACTCAGCGTCGGCTTTCTGGCCTTTTTGTGGCTTCTTCTACGGGTGAGTTGGTTGGAAAGCTTGCAGCGAGGTCGGCTGACAAGGTTGGGGAGGCCCTGTCTCAAGCGACTACCAGCAAATACTCTGACCTTGTTAAAGCGCGAGTTGAGAACGAAGCCATAGACCTTGTTGACGAGCTAACGACGTTCATCAAGAGAAACGTCGGTCAGCAAGTCAGGTACAACGTCGATAGGGCGGGCAATACGGCATTTAACCCTCTTGCTAGGGAAGCCGCTCAGCCGACGAAGGCTTATCAGGCAAGCGAAGTTGTGCAGTTCCCGCATCTTGAGACGGAGTTGTTGCGTCGCGACATTCCTCTTCCCGGCATGAGGGACATTCGGGAGTTGAGGCGGATCAACAAGCCGCTTTACACGCTGATGGCAAACATTCCGCTGTACCGGGAGATCGACAAGTTTGTCATGCCGCTCCCGAAGGTGCTGCTTGAGGCTATGACAACGACTTTGTTCAAGCCTCTTGCGATTCTTCGCCCTGCCTATGTGATGCGTGTCGTGACTGAGGAGCAGTTCCGCATTGCTGCTGCTGGCGGTGATTCGTTTACGAACAACCCGACAGGTTGGCTTGCGTGGGTGTTTGGTCGGAAGTCTGGCCGAGATTTGGACCTGAACATGAAGAGTCTGTACGACTCTCCGGAAGGTGCCAGGGTCAGGATTGAGCGGTCTGAGGAAAGTCGAATCCTTAGCACAACTTACGTCATTGCCGAAAAGGGCGATGATTTGTTCATGAGGGGTTGGGCTGGTGAGATTGCCCAGCTTTCGGATTCTCCGCTTTCTCGGTTTGTTGCCGCAAATCCGATGCGTCCGATCAAGCAGGGCATTGGTGCTCAGCCGATTCAGCGGTTTGAGTACGACGACGCTCAGTTGGATTTCCTTCTTGACGAGTTTGACGATGTGTGGCGGGGGTTTGCGGAGAGCGCCGATGACACGTCTTTGTTCCGGCAGAAGTGGGATGCGGGCGATCAGCGTGGTGCGGTCAGCGACTACATGGAGAGCATCGAAATCCGTATCCGCAACAAGGTTGCTGGCAGCCCGGAACTGCGTCAGGCGATAGCTACCGGCAAGCTGGATTTGGGCAACGGCACTACTGTCACGCTGCGGGGTTCAGGCAATTCGGCGTTGCAGGCAAACACCGACTTTGTGCGGGCGTTGGACGACAGCAAATACCTTCAGTATGCGCCTGACAAGGTTAAAGCTCAGATTCTTGAGATGGACAACTCTGTGCGGGCGATTAACGAGTCGGTGGGCAGGTCTATTCTTGACGCTGTTTCGGCGGCGATCATTCAGAAGCCGACGAGTTGGTTCTCAAGAAGCCCGGTGTTCCGCCAGAACTATTGGAACGGCGTTGCGGAAAACGGTCAATATCTGAGTCGGGAAGCCGCTAGCAAACTTGCGAAGCGTTTTGAGAACGTAGACGTTCCTGCCCCGATCCGTCGGGCCGTTGACCGTGCTATTGAGCAGGCCGACGGAACGATGAAGTTGAGGGACTTTGACCTGCTGATGAAAACGCAGGCGATGGACAAGACGAACGATTTGTTGTTCTCGCTGGCTACCCGTCAGCAATGGCAGGACGCTGCTCGTATTGTTGCGCCGTTTGCTGCTGCTTGGCAGGAGGTCATTACGACTTGGGGCAAGCTGCTTGCTGACGATCCGTTTAAGCTGGGTCGGCTTGAGCAGGCTGACCGAGTGTTGGGCGATCCGGACTTTGCCGCTGTGCTTGATCGGTTCCCTGGGTTCGACACGATTGACGGTCAGGGCCTCATTTACACCGATGACTACGGTGAGAAGAAGATCGTTGTGCCGTTTGCGGGCATTTACCGCAGTCTTGCCGGGAAGCTGGGTGCGAGCACTCCTGATCTTCCGAACACTCACGGCGATTCGATTCGTCTTGATTCGTTGAATGTTGGCGCAGGGTTCTTGCCTGGGTTGGGTCCAGCGGCTTCTTTTGCTGCTTCTGAGTTGCTGAATGTGGCGAGGGACTTTAGCGGGGTGGATTTGCGGTCGCAGGACACTCCGTTTGGCCCGTTGGAGGATGTCATTTTCCCGTTTGGCGAGGTGGATGTTAAGATTCTCAACCCTGACACCTACAAGAATCTGGTTATGCCCAGTTGGATGAGGTACACTTTGGCCTCTTTGCGGGGCGACGACCTGACGCAAATGGGAGCGCAGGACGAGGACGCTTACAACGGTCGGGTTATTGCGGCGATGCAATGGCTGTTGATGAACGATCCGCAGAAGTACGACTTGGGCATCTTGGAAAAGCGCCAGTTGCTTATGAGCGATGCCCGACGGCAAGTGCGGGAAGATGCGTATGTTTCGGCGCTTTCTGCTTTCTTCGGTCCGGGTCCGGTTAGGCGCGAGTCGTTCATCCTTGATGACGACGGCAACGTGCAGGTGAACATTGACGGCACGAACGATTCGACGTTCATGACGTACTTGAGCACAGCTTCGTTGTACCGCTCGTTCTTGGATGAGGCGATTGAGATGGGGCTGCCGTTTGAGGACGCTGAGGCGACGGCGTGGGCGCGCACTACTGAGCTTTCCGGTACTGAAGGGTTTATCAGCAAGGGCAAGACGGGCAACAGGCTGTTGGGCAGCGTGCCTGTCACGAGGGAGGCTTACGATTGGTTGACGGACAACCCTGATGTAAGAAGTTACGCCGGTAACACTTGGCAGTTCTTTGCTCCGTATGTGCCAAACGGCGAGTTCTTTATGCCGATGTATCTTGAGACGATTGAGCAGGGCGACCGTGTTCGGTTGACGCCTGAGGAATGGCTTGAGTTTGCTCAGGACATTACGGCTGGGATGCTGTATGAGCATCGTGTCCGGACGCTCGGCCCTCTTTCGGATTACGACGAGGATGCGTACCGGCAGGAGCTTCGGGATTACGCAGAGATTTTGCAGAAGGCGTATCCTGCTTGGCGCAACACCGATCAGCAGGGTACGGCGGCAGACCCTGTGCAGGTTCAGAACGAGTTGGATCGTTTGGTTTCGCCCGGTGGCGAGTTTGAGGATCACCCGATTGCTGATGCGGTGCGTGAGGCGTTGACTTTGCGGCAGGAATCTAAGGAGAAGGCGGAAGCTCTTGGTTACACGGATTTCTTGGTGCCGAAAAATGCTGCGTGGATTAGGGCGTCTTACGACTTTAAGTTGACGCAGCTACAGATCAATTACCCGCAGGCGTATCTTGTTATCGAACGGGCTTTCCGGACTGAGATTCGTAGCAAGATGTTTGAGGATGAACTGGGTCTAGAGGAGTAATCATGATTCGTGACAACATGACAGATGAGGAGATTAGCGCTCTTGTTTTGAGCGAAACTCCCCCGATTCCTAACATGTCTCAGGACGAGTGGGACAGCTACAACAATGCCCAAAAGAGGGCGCAGATTGTTGGGGCGATTCAGGCTGCCGGGTTTACGATTCTTGATGAGGAAGATGAGGAGGACGACGAGCCGACGTTTCTTGGCGGCTACGTCGCTCCTCGCCCCGGCACCGGGTATCAAGCTGGCGACGAATACAACTTGTTCATCAACCGGTCGCCTTTGTGGATCGCCGCTTTGCAGGACCGCATGATTAACGCCGGTCTCATTGCCGAGGACAAGATTTACCGGTTCGGCCAATGGACTTCGTATGAAGCCAATGCGATGAAAAACGTGTTGTCGTTGTCGAACGAGACCGGTTCGCAATGGAACAACATTCTGGACGATTTCAAGCGTCGCAGGGCCGAGTCGGATGACGGCACGGGCGGCGGGTTGCCGGTCAAGGTGTTGGAGAACGAGGACGAGTTGACTGCCCGTTTGCAGGCTTCGTTGCCGGGGCTTTTGGGCGGCAACTTCCTGCCCGAGTCGGACGCTCGGGCGATTGCCCGTGCATATCGGGATTACGCCAGCGGCAAAGCTGACGAAGCTGCCCGAGGCGGAACGGTTGAGAAGGCCATGTCGTTCAACACGTTTGTTGAGCAACAAGAAGGCATCGAAGAAGGCGCTACGGCTAACAGGTTTGCCCTGTTGGCGGGCGCTTTGGGCCAGTTGGTTAGGTAGGACTTATGGCTGATTTGAGCGCATTTGAGGGCTGGACCCAAGAAGAGCTAGACGCATTCAACGAGGTTGACTGGGAAGCAATCACGTCTGTTGACGAGTGGAAAACGGTTGTTCGTGAGCGTTTCCCTGGTTGGGCGTGGGCGCTAGATCATGAAGAGTTAGGTCCGCTGCTTGAGGAGGCGGCGGAGTCTGAGTTCACTCTTGAGACGTTGCAGGCCCAGTTCCGTGCGACTGAATGGTTCACGTCTCGGTCTGCTGCTGAGCGCGAGTGGGACATTTTCTCCACCGATCCGGCTAACGCTGAGGAGCTTGAGCGTCGGGTTGAGGCGCAACGTGGGGAACTGTCTGACCTTGTGTCGCAGTTGGGTTCGGACCTGTCGGACGAGGCTCTTGATGCGTTGGCGCTTGATGTTCTTCGACGTGGACTGAGCGAGGATGAGATTGTCGGGCAGATTCTTGCCGGTACGAAGGCGTACACGGCAGGTTCGATCCTTGCCGCTGAGGAGTCGATTCGTGTTTCGGCTGCAAATAATCTGATTACGATTGATCCGGACACGCAGCGGTCGCTGTCTGCAAAACTTGCTACCGGCGAGATGAACGCTGACGGCCTAAGCTCGTACATTAAGTCCGTGGCGAAGAATCAGTACCCGCAGTTTGCTGACCTGATTGACCAGGGTGTCAGCGTTTCGGAATACATGGCTCCGCAGAAGAAGTTGATTGCGGACATGCTGGGCAAGAACATGCAGGACGTGGACTTCACAAACCAGTATCGGGACGTGTTGTCGATTGGTGACGGTAATCAGGTTCGGGCAATGTCGTTGTCGGAAACTGAGCGGTACGTGCGGTCGCAGGATGATTACTGGCGAGGCAAGCAGGGTCAGGACGAGCTTTTCTCGGTTGTGAACGGCTTGACGAGAGCAATGGGAGTGCGCCGATGAAGGGACGAGTTTGATGGCTGTGAATGTTGATTCGCTGAACGATGCTGTTTCGGATGCGTTGGCGGCTTCGATTGAGGCGTTGCTTGCGAGTTATGGCTTGGAGGATTTGACGGGATGGGCGACTGGTTTGTTGTCTACTGGTGCTTCGGCAGACCGGGTTGAGCTTGAGTTGGAGCAGCAGCCTGCGTTCCAGCGTCGGTTCCGTGCCGTGTTTTCTCGACGGGAGCAGAACCTTCCGCCGGTGTCGCCTGCCGAGATTTTGGCGTATGAGCGGCAGGTTGCCGAGTTGGAGTCGTTCTACGGGTTGCCTGAGGGGACGATTGATGCTCAGGAAGCGATGATTAACGATCAGGGCTACAACGAGTTGCAGGCTGCGGTGGCGCAGGAGGTTGCGTTCCGTCAGGCCGACCCTGAGACGCAGGCAGTCGCCCGTGAGTTTTATGGCATGGGCGGCACGCAGGGCGAGTTGCTTGGTGCAATCTTGAATGAGTCGGTCGGGTTGCCGGTGGTGCAGCAGCGTATTCAGGCGGCGCAGGTTGCGAGTCAGGCTCGGGTGCAGGGCTTTGGCGAGTTGACCCGTCAGGAGGCTGAGCAGTTGGCGGGGCAGGGCGTCGATGTTGATGTGGCTCGCCAGACGTTTGGTTTGCTGTCTCGGTCGGAGCAGTTGACGCGTGACTTTACTCGTGCCGAGTTGTTGTCGTTGGCGGCGGGTGAGGCCCCTGCTACGCAGCGTTTGGAAGAGGCTCGCGATGAGGCGCTGGCCGTGTTTGCTGGTGGCGGCGGGTTTGCCGGTGGCGTCGCTGGTCTAGGTGTGGCAGAGTAGCCCGATGCCTTTCATCGTGTTTGCCGTGGGTCTAATTGTGTCGGCTGCTTTGGTTGGGTTTGCTCTTTATGACTCCTGAGCCACGCACCCTTATGGACCTGTATGAAACCGGCGAGTTGGGTGAAGTTGGCTCGCTGGAAATTGATTGGGGCGAGGGCGCTGACGAGGTTATTGAGCCGTCGTGTGATTTGGAAAATCCCGAGTCGTGCGAGTCGTGCCAGTAATACTTGCCGCTAAGTGTTTTATTCGGCATACTTGTGGGTACCGGGCGAAGAGCCTGCGTAAATCAACAACCCATATCTGTCTTTCCCCGCAATCCCTCCTTGGGAAAGACACGAGGGTAGGAGGCGAAAGCACATGGCCGATATTGAGGAACTGAAAGCTCTCGTTGAGCTTGCGGAGGATAGCGACCACGAACTCATTACGAGATTGCGTGGTGCACTCAAATCCAAGATTGACGGAGTGGATTCTGCTCGGGTTTCTGAGTTGGAGTCCAAAGTTGCCCGGTATGAGCGCGAGGCTTTGTTTGACGAGGCTGGCATTGGGGATTCCCCTACAGCCAAGTTGCTCCGCAAGGCGCTTGCCGGTGAGGAAGGTCTCACCATTGAGCGCATTCAAGCGGAGGCCAAGGAGTATGGGTTGATTTCGGAACCTACGAATCCCGTCACTGATGATGAGGTTCAGGGTTTGGCAGCGATTGAAAGCGTTGCCGGTGAAGCTCCCGCTATTCCGCCAGACATTGCTACTCGCATGGCGAACGCTTCTTCCCTCGCAGAACTTGAGGCTTTGGAAGCTGAAGCTGGACTCATGGTTGAGGGTAGCTTTGGAGCCAGTTACTAAATAGTGCCATGTGGAACCGCCCGATACCTTCGGGCGGAAGGATCATCTTCTGGGGCTAGGAGGCCCTTCCGCTATGGCTTACACTCAAGTTTCCAGCCTGAACACGGCTGGTACCACCGCTTTCGACAAGCGCATGTATTTTGCGCTTCGTCCTCAGCTTCATCACGATCAGGTCGCCACCGTGCGTCCGGTCGCTACCCATCAGGGTGGCTCGGTTCAGTTCACTCTTCGTAGTGACCTTGCCGCTGCTACCTCCGAACTGACCGAGACCAGCGATGTGACTGCTGTCGCCATGAGCGATTCGACGGTCACCGTGACTCTCCGTGAGTACGGCAACACCATCAACACCACGGCGAAGGCTCGGGGCACCGACTACACCGCCGTTGATGCTGACGCTGCGAACCTGATCGGCTTCAACGCCGGTATCTCGCTTGACACCCTTGCCCGTGACGTTCTTGTCGGCGGCACCAACGTCAAGTTTGAGGGTCAGGCTACCCAGGGCGCCATCACCGCTTCGGACACCTACAGCGCTGCTTCGATTCGTGAGGTTGTTGCTGGTCTGCGTGGCGACAACGTGATGCCGTTCATCGGCACCTCGTACATCGGCATGATCCACCCGGATCAGTCGGTTGACCTTCGTGCCGAGACTGGCGCTGCTGGCTGGGCTGAGCCGGTCAACAACACCGGTGGCGAGGCTTACCGTCGCTGGCAGGGCATTGTCGGCACTTTTGAGGGCGTTAGCTGGATTGAAACCCCGCGTGTGAACCTTGTCGCTGACGGCGGCGCTTCCAACGTGGACGTTTACCAGTCCCTCATTCTTGGTCAGGAATGTCTGGCGAAGGCGTTCAGCTCTTCGGAGTCGGCGGCGGTCCCGCAGGTCCGTCGTGGTCCGGTGACTGATTCGCTGATGCGTTTCCACCCGGTTGGCTGGTACTGGCTGGGCGGCTACGCCCGGTTCCGTGAGGCTGCGATCCGTCGCTACGAGACGGCCAGCTCCATCGGCGCCAACACCTGATAGAGACTGAAGGGGCGGGGGTCTCCATCTTCCCCCGCCCCTTTCTCTCTTTAGATGGAGGTACAGATGGGTAAGTATTCTTCGGTCGGGTTCATTAGGTCCGACTCCAAGAAGAAGGTTCGTCGCACTCGGGTTGAGCGTGAGGACCGTCCCGGTACTGCCGGGTATCAGACCGAACATTGGAGTGGCCGGGTTGATGCGGTCGCTACCCCCGACGCTGCTCGTGGCGTCGGTAACGCTCAGGAGTAGCTATGGCTGTCACCGCATCCGGTGTCTTTCTTCCGACCTTTCGTGACGTTTTTGATGCGTCCCAGCTTGCGGTAAACGTCGATAGTGACACGTTTGACCTTCGCCTGGTTGACAACACGATCACGCCTGACTTTGACACTCATGACCTTTGGGCTGACTTGTCGTCTGGCGAGGTGAGTGGCACCGGCTATTCGGCTGGTGGCGTTGCTTTGTCGGGTTTCAGTATGGCGATCAGTTCGGGTTCGTTGAACTTTGATGCGACTGACGCTGCGTTTACTTCTTCGACTATCACGGCCCGGGCTGCGGTGATTGTGGATGATACGCTGACGGACGACCCGCTGTTTTGTTTGTTGAACTTTGGGTCGGACATTTCGTCATCGAACGGAACCTTTACCGTGCAGTTTGCTTCGGGCGGGTTCTTGCAAATTGACTTGACCCCGTAGGAGTAAGGATGGAAGTCACTGCTGAGGAAGTGGTGCAGGTGATCCGTGAACGGTTCCCTTTGCATTTTGAGATCGCTGTCCAGGCGGTGCAGATCGCTAAGTTGGCGCAACCGCAGGAAGTTATTGAGGAAGAGTAATGGCTACGAATTACCCAGGGTCGCTTGATACCAGCACGCAGCAACCGTCACCTACTGCTACGACGGAGATGAACGATACCGGGTTTGAGCATGATGTTGTTCATACGAATCATTCTGGTGCGATTATTGCGTTGGAGACGAAGGTCGGTACGGGGTCGTCGACTGCTGTTGCTGATTCGGTTTTGGCTGGTACTGGTGCGGGCACGTCTGCGTGGACGACTGGTGCGTTGGCGAATGACACTACTGGCAATGCTGCGACGGCTACCGCTCTCGCTACGGGCCGCACGATTTCGCTGACCGGCGACGCTACCGGTACATCGGGCAGCTTTGACGGCACCGGCAACGTCTCGATTGCGACGACGTTGCCGAACGCCGCCGATATGTCGGAATCAACTAACGCTGGCCGGAAGATCACGGTGTCGGCTACGGCTCCGACGACTGGTCAGACGACCGGCGATTTGTGGGTGAATATCTCGTGAGTCGTCCGGCTGCGCTTGGCGCTGAGCTTACGTCAACAAACGCTAATACTAGCGATCGTACGGGTACAGTAGTTACGGCTTCGGCTGACGGGACACGCATTGCTTACTCTGTTTTCTTCGACGATCAGGGCGGCACTAATGCTGGTGCTATTCGTGTGTTTGATTGGAACGGCACTGCTTGGACTCAGGTCGGCAGCGACATTTTGGGCACGGCATCTTCTGATCTGCTCAATGGGGTTGATTTGTCGGATGACGGCAGCCGTGTTTTTGTAGGGTCATACAGTGCCAATTATGTGCAAGCGTATGATTACGACACTGGCACGTCTGACTGGGTTCAAACTGGATCAGACATCACTGGGACTGGAAATTTTGGCCGCATGCTAGCTTGTTCTGCTGACGGCGATCGCGTCGTTATCGGGGCAAGCACAGCAGGAACAGGCGGCGAGGTCGAGGTTTACGACTGGAGCGGCACTGCCTGGACGCAGGTCGGGGCAACCATTACGACGGGAACGGCTTCTGGCGACAGTTTTGGTGGCAGCGTTTCGATTTCGGAGAACGGTAGCCGTATCGCTGTCGGGTCAATTGGGGATGATACTCCAGCATCTGGCGCAGGCAGTGTTCGTATTTTTGATTGGAACGGTACTGCGTGGACGCAGGTCGGTACTGACATTACTGGTGTTACGGGTGCTGACGGCGAAGGCTTCGCTGTGTGGTTGTCTTCGGACGGGTCACGAGTTGCAACAGGAGCTGCCAACAACACGACTACAGGTTTTGGAACGACTTCTTCGGGTCGGGCACGGGTTTTTGAGTATGACACTGGCACGTCTGATTGGGTTCAGATGGGCACCGAAATTTACGGTG